AACTTATGTAAGATTTCAAGATGTTAAAAACCCAGTTGGTGGAGTCGTAATTACAATTTTAGAATTATCTACAACTTTAAATGGAGCACTTAATAATACTGCTACAACAATTCCTTTAACGAGTGCAACATCTTTTCCTACAGCTGGATATATTGTTATTGAAAAAGTTGATCAAGATCAAACTATAACTGTAGATGGAATATTACAAAACAATCCTGACTTTGGACATTATAAAAATGAAGTAGTTCAATACACAGGTATAGGAGGAAATAGTTTAACAGGATGTACTAGAGGAACTTCAGCCCCTTATAAAGGAAACACACCTCCAGCTACAACTGCAGGTTCACACTCTACTTTAGCAAAAGTTTATGGATGTTATCTTGCAACAGCAGTTCCTTCTACAGTAGTAGTAGGACCAGTTGGACAAACAACTGTATTATATAATAATTTAACTTTTCCTTTAGTAGCTAATGCTACTAGTACAGAAATAGGAGGCGGTTTTCAGTGTACAATTGGACCCGTTAATGATAGAGCTTAATTATGTCAGGATTATCATTTTATACATACACAACACTTAAACAAGCTATTTTAGATTACACTGAAGTAGATGCTAATGTATTTACAACCACTATTTTAGATGGTTTTATTATGGCCGCTCAACACAGAATTAATTTAGACATACCAATGGATGCAGATAGGGAAGAGTGGGAAGGAACGATTGCTGCAGACGTTAATACTGTTAGAGTTCCCGCAGGTTTTTTATTTGTAAGAGGAGTGCAAGTTTTTAATTCTACAGCTAATGCTAATGAACAAGGTTTCTGGTTAGAGAGACGTGATCAAACTTTTATAAGTGAATACGTTGGAGAACTTACAGGGCCGGAAGGTTCTGCTACAGGTCAAGATGTAACAGGACTCCCTAGATATTATGCTATGTTTGGTGGAGCAACAGGATTATCAGATACTACTTCTGGATCTATTATAATGGCTCCTACACCAGACGCTAATTATGTTATTAAAATATTTGGAAATGTACAACCCGTGGGCCTTGGTTCAGGATCCGAGGGCAATTCTACAACGTACGTTAGTAATTACTTTCCTCAAGGGCTGTTATATGCTTGTTTATTAGAAGCATTTGCTTTCTTAAAAGGTCCAACAGACCTGTTGACATTGTATGAACAAAAGTATAATAATGAATTACAAAAATTTGCAGCGATGCAAATTGGAAGAAGAAGAAGAGATGATTACTCAGACGGTACAATAAGAATTCCAATAGAGTCACCACCTCAATAAATAGGAGCAAAAAATTATGGCAATAACATCAGCAATCTGTAACTCATTCAAAGTAGAAATTTTAAAAGCAGTTCACAATTTTACTGCAGGTGGAGCAAATGTTTTTAACTTAGCTTTATATACAAGTAGTGCTACTTTAAATAAATCAACAACAGCATATAGTTCAAGTAACGAAATTTCTAACACATCAGGTTCAGCTTATTCTGCAAAAGGACTAGCACTTACAAGTGTAACTCCAGTTTTATCTACGGATACAGCTGTTTGTGATTTTGCTAATATCTCATGGTCCTCAGCTTCTTTTACAGCTAGAGGATGTTTAATTTTTAATGATACTGCATCTGGTGATCCATCAGTTTGTGCAATAGATTTTGGTGGAGATAAAACTGTTACAAGTGGAACTTTTACAATTGAATTTCCCGCAGCTTCTGCAGGATCAGCTATTATCGGTATAGCATAAGGAGGAACTCCTTATGGCTATTAGAACTTTTACAGTAACGGTAGTTAGTACCGGTTCAGGAAATAAATATGTTATTGATGGAGTACAACAAGACACTATAAATCTTGCAGAAGGTTATACTTACGTATTTAATTATCCCTCAGCTCATCCATTTAGATTTTCTACAACAAGCGACGGCACACATTCCGGAGGTGATGAATATACAACCGGAGTTACAGTCAATAGTTCAACACAAGTTCAAATAACTGTCGCTGCCTCAGCACCAACTTTATATTATTATTGTTCAATTCACTCAGGAATGGGAGGTCAAGCAAATACTGTGGACTCAGATACATGGGGAGTTTTACAATGGGGACAAAATCAATGGGGCGATCAAGAAGCCGTTGATGTAACTCTTACAGGACAATCTTTAACAACAGCACTTGGTGACGTTACACCTTTCAATGAATTAGGTTGGGGTTCTGATACATGGGGAACAGAGAACTGGGGTGAATCTGGTCTTGATGTTTCAATTACTGGAGTTTCAGCAACAACAGCCGTAGGAACATTAAATGTTGTTTTACAACCTGGTTGGGGAACTTTGGACTGGGGAGAAAATGGTTGGGGTAGTGTTGAAGCAGCTACAGAAACTTTAACAGGACTTTCAGCAACAACAAGCATTGGTGCAATTGCACCAGCAGATGTAATGGGATTAACAGGACTTGCAGCAACATCAGCAGTTGGTGCTTTAGCTCCCAAAATAGATAATACAACAGTACTAAGTGGTCAAGCAGCAACATCTGCAGTAGGGACAATTATTATTGGAGAAGGAATTCCTTTAAATGGACTTGCAGCAACAGCAGCAGTAGGTACTCCAATTATTCAAATTAGTTTAACACAATCATTAACAGGACTTGCAGCAACAAGTGCTCCAGGTGATATAACTATTTCATCTAATCCAACCGTTCAACCAACTGGACTTTCAGCAACTGCTTCTGTAGGAACAATTATTCCTGGAGCTCAAACTATAGGATTAACAGGGTTAACAGCAACTTCTGCTGTGGGAAGTATTGTTCCTGCTGATGTAATAGGCTTGACTGGAGTGTCAGCAACTATTACACTTTCTCCTACTGGCATAGCTCCTATAGGATGGGGACGTGTTACAGCTAATCAAACAGGAAATTATAGTAAAACAACAGCTACTCAAAGTGGTAATTGGGTTAGAAAGACTACCTAATGTATGTTGACAATATGAATAAAACAAAATATAAATTAAGTATATAATTAGGAGAACAAAATTTTATGACATCATCTTACACACCTCTTGGCGTAGAGAAAATGGTAACTGGCGAAAATGCTGGTACATGGGGAACAAAAACAAATACAAATTTAGATCTTATAGAACAAATTTCAGGTGGATATATATCACAAGCTATTGCAGGATCAGGAAGTACAACATTTTCTAAAGCAGATGGAGCAACAGGCGCTGTTGTTGCAACAAGAGTTATAGAATTTACAGGTGCTTTATCAGGTTCAAGAATTGTTACTTTTCCAGTTCTTACAGAAAATTTTTACATAATTAAAAACTCAACGACAGGTGCAGAGACACTTCAATTAAAAGCAGCAACAGGTTCTGGTGCAACAGTTACTTGGGCGACTACAGATAAAGGTTGGAAGATTGTTTATTTCGATGGTGTATCAACAAACACTGGTGTTTATGATATTCTTAGTGCAGTATCAAACATTCAATTAACTAACCAAAATGAATTAAGATTAGGAGATGCAGATAACTCTGCTTATGCAGCATTAAAAGCCGCTGCTACAACTACTTCTTATACATTAACAATGCCGGCAGCAATTGGAGCTTCAGGAACGACCTTAGTAACAACAGATGGCTCTGGAACTCTAGGGTTTACAGCAACCTCAACTTTCGGTATAACAACAGGGAAAGCTATTGCAATGGCAATGATTTTCGGATAATAATAACAAATAGGAAATAAAAAATTATGGCAAACCCAAATATAGTAGCAGTAACAAACATTCTAGGTGGTAACCTTGGTTGGAATTTATCAGCTACAGCAACTACTACTTTAGTAACAGTAGATGCAGAAAAAATTTTAAAAATAAACAGAATAACAGTTGCTAATGTTGATGGTTCATCAGCTGCAGACGTTAGTTTATTTGTTGACGGTTTAACAACAGCCGGCGCAACAGGACTATCTCCAACAGGAGCAAGTGCAACAGTATACATCGCAAAAACAATATCAGTTCCAGCTGACGCAACGTTAGTTTTATCTGATACACCTATCTATTTAATGGAAGGTGATATATTAAAAGGCGGAGCTAGTGCAGCGAGTGATTTAGATTTATTCATTTCATATGAAGTATTAGACGACGCATAGGAGATTAAATTATTATGGCTAATTCAGGTAATGGCGGAATAATAGGGGTCTCAAACGTAGTAGTTAATGGTTGTGCTGCATGTGCAACTGCATCAGGTGTTTGGGAATTAAACACTGTATATGATTACATAAAAGCCTCAGATTGGGTTTACAATTTTGCATCTTTAGATTATTTAGTAATTGCTGGCGGTGGCAGCAGTGGAGATAACTCAGGTGGTGGCGGAGGAGCAGGAGGAATGTTAACTTCTTTTCCCGGTGGAACAAAACTAGCTATAAGAGCAGGAAATGTAACTACAGTAACTGTTGGTGCAGGAGGTGCAGCAACAAGTAGTTGTGGTACAGGAACTAAAGGAGCCAATTCTGTAATTGGATCTGTAACTTCTATAGGTGGCGGATTTGGTGCTGCTCACGGTGGCGGCGGTATATGTGTAGGTGGACCTGGCGGTTCTGGAGGCGGCGGTGCTGCCAATGGTGCTGGCGGTTCGGGAACACCTGGTCAAGGAAATGTTGGTGGTAATTACGGCGGTTCAAGTGGTGGCGGCGGTGGTGGTAAAGGCGGAGCCGGTAGTAATGCTCCGGGTTATCCTGGCGGCGGTGGTCCTGGTGGAAATGGTGCAGCAAATACAATAGCTCCAGCTTATCCTTTAGGAACAACATTCGCTGGTGGTGGCGGAGGTCACGGTCAACCTGGTGCAGGTGGTAATCCTGGCCCTGGTGGCGGCGGTGATGGTCAAGGTACTGGTGGTGGCGGTCCTGCTACACAAGGAACAGACGGTCTTGGTGGTGGAGGCGGTGGAGGAAGTCCCGGACCTTCAATGAAAGGTGGTGATGGAGCAATTTTTGTAAGAATGGCTACGGCTTGTAAACCTGCAGGTTATGCAGTAGCGCCGGGAACTAATACAGTTGCAACAGTAGGATCTTGTACAGTAGCAACTTTTACAGTGACGGGGACACTAACATTATAAAATTATGTCTGAGAACAATTTACATTTTGTAGAATTAGAAGAAAAAACAGATCCAACAGGATTTACATCTGATACACATTTAGTTGTAGTCAGAGGAATTGTGGTTGGTAAAGATGTACCAACGGTTGATGGTCCATTAGGAGACAATCCTAAACATGTTGATGGTGAGACATACTGTCATGATTTGTTTAAAGGTGGAATATGGAAACAAACTTCTAAACAAAATGCTTTTAGAAAACAATATGCAGGAAATGGCATGGTTTATAATGCTGTAAAAGATAAATTTATTGATACGCAACCTCATGCATCATGGGCATTAGATGCTAATGATGATTGGCAAGCTCCAGTTCCTTATCCAACAATTTTAGAGTATGATGATCCAGCTAAAGAATATGTAATATATTGGATAGAAGATGGTCAACACTGGCAAGCAGCACATGAAGACAATCCAAGAACTATTTTTCATTGGGATGCATCCGCTCTTACTTGGACAGCTGTCTAACCCCTTTACTTTCCTATTTCTTTAATATATAAATATGTCTTATAAAGATATATGCAACTTAAAAACTATTATTGGTATTTCCAAAAAGCAGTTCCAGAAAAAATCTGTGATGAAATTGTAAGATATGCTAAATCTATTAAAGATCAAATGGCAGTCACCGGTGATTTTAAGGAACCTGAAACCTTAGATCAAATTAAAGATTTAAAAAAGAAAAGAGATTCTAATATTGTTTGGTTGAATGAGGCTTGGATTTATAGAGAAATTCAACCTTATATTCATAAAGCAAATAAGAATGCGGGATGGAATTTTCAGTGGGATTCTAGTGAACATTGTCAGTTTACCAAATATAACACAGGACAATATTATGATTGGCATCGTGATGGATGGGGCGAATCTTATCAAAAAAAAGAGGGAGATGTTTCTAATGGAAAAATTAGAAAGTTATCTGTTACGTTATCTTTATCGGATGAAAAAGATTATGAAGGCGGGGATTTAGAATTTGATTTTGGAGATACAGAACCTTCTAAAAAACGAGTTCAAAGTAAATGCACCGAGATACGATCTAAAGGATCTTTGGTAGTTTTTCCCAGTTCTGTATGGCACAGAGTATGTCCCGTTAAAAGTGGATCAAGATATAGTTTAGTTATGTGGAATTTAGGATGGCCTTTTAAATGAAAATTGCAGTTTTAGGATGTGGTACAGCCGGAGTTGTTTCTGTATGTCATTGGTTAAATTATGGACTTAGAACAGAAGTTAATTGTATCTATGACAAAGACATAAAAACTTTAGGTATAGGTGAAAGTACAAATGTTCATTTACCAAATGATCTTTTTTTAGGTAGTGGTTTTTCTATGTTTGAAAATTCAAACGAGTTAGATGCTACAGTAAAATACGGAGTTAAATACACTGGTTGGAATGATAAAGATTTTCATTCACATATTATTCCCCCTCATTATGGAATCCATTTTAATAATTTTAAATTAAAAGAAATTATTTTTCCAAAATTAAAAAATAAAAAATTTAAAGAAATTGTAGGACACATTGATAGTATGGAAACTAAAGATAAACTTGTTTACATAAAAGTTAATAATGAAATTTATTTTTATGATTATGTTATTGATTGTAGAGGAACACCTACAGATTTTAAAGATTATGTTGTTTCTGATGTTTTACCTTTAAACCATGCTTTAGTTCACACAATAAATAAACCTGGAGATTGGAATTATACAAAACATATTGCCACAGAAAATGGTTGGATGTTTGGTATACCCTTACAAACAAGACAAAATTATGGATATATGTTTAATGATAAAATTACATCTGTAGAAGAAGCTATACAAGATTTAAATTATATATTTAATACCGAGTTAAATTTAAAAGAATTTAAATTTAAAGCATATCATGCAAAAGTTTTTTTAAAAAATAGGATTTTAAAAAATGGAAATAAAGCTGTATTTTTTGAACCTTTAGAAGCTTTGTCTGGTGTTATGTATGATCAAATAAATAGATTTATGTGGGACCACATTTATAATAACCGATCAGAAGAGTGGCTAAATGAACAATGTATTGCCATATCTAAAAAATGTGAAAATTTTATTGCTTTTATTTATAATGAAAGTTCTAATTTTAACACTCCTTTTTGGAAAACAACTAGAGAAAAAACTAAAAAACATTTGACTAATAAAGATTGGACAGAAACGTTAGAATTTATTACAACAAACCTTAGACAAAACAACTTGCATAATGTAGGAAACAATTTTGTTTGTTTCCCCTTTATTCCTTTGTTATGGAAAGAATATTTTAAACATTTTAATATAAATTATGAACATTAAAGACCCAAAACTAAAATTCCCTACAGAACTAGCTAGAAATGATTTTTTTAAATGTCCTGTTTGGAATGTTGACGCTCCTCAATTCGTTGATGATTTAAATATCACCTCAGATAAATATATTCAAACGGCTAAAGATAATCTTAAAAAAGGAATAGATAAAAGAAATGAAGAGTTTGGAGATAAAGGAGATATGGGTCATGTTTTTAATTCAACAACTTTAATAGGCGACCCTAATTTTAAAGATCTTACACATTATATTATTTCCACATCTCATAATCTATTAGTTGAAATGGGTTTTGATTTAACTAATTATCAAGTCTTTGTTACAGAAATGTGGGTACAGGAATTTTCTAAAGATGGAGGAGGACACCAGACTTTGCACACTCATTGGAATGGTCATATGTCTGGATTTTATTTTTTAAAAGCCAGTGATAAAACTTCAAAACCTGTATTTGAAGATCCAAGATCAGGTAATCTTATGAATCTTTTACCTCAAAAAAAATCTCATAGAGTAACTTATGCCAGTTCTCAAGTTAATTATGATGTAAGACCTGGAACGATGATATTCTTTCCCTCTTATTTACCTCATCAGTATATGGTAGATATGGGATATGACCCATTTAGATTTATACATTGGAACTGTCAAGCTATACCAAAAGGAGTAAGGACGGATGGAAATAATTGAAAATTATTTAAAACCAAAAGAATTTAATAACTTTAAAAGTATGTTTTTTGAAAATAATTTTCCTTGGTTTTTAAGCAACATATTGCCTGATGTAAAAGAAAAACAGTTTGCTCATTATTTTTTTAAAAACCAACAAAAAAATTCACTTTTTTTTGACAGTTTAAAACCTTTTATAGAACAACTATCTATTTTTGTGTTATTAAGAGCTAAAGCTAATTTATTAATAAAAACTAATAAACACATAGAACACGGTTATCATATAGATGATGATAATAAAAAATTACCTATCAAGACAGCCATATTTTATATAAACACAAATAACGGATATACTAAATTTAAAACTGGTGAAAAAATTTTAAGTAAAGAAAATACGTTAATTGTTTTTGATAATAAAGAAGAACATACTGGAAGTACTTGTACAGACGAAGAGTATAGGTTGGTATTAAATATTAATTATATAGAAGGAGTTTACAATGTCATTTAAAAAAAATAAAATAGTTAATATTATTAAACTTAAAGATATTGATCCTATTCAAGCAGCATATATTCATGCAACTCTAGGCCAACATCCTAAGAAACGTAATGTTGATTTTGTTGAAACCCTTATCAATCATAAATTGGAAAAAGAAAATAATGTCATTCAAAAGAAATAAATATAAGGTAGTAAAGGGAGCTATATCCAAAGAGCTATCCTCATTTGTTTATTCTTATTTTTTAAAGAAAAGACAAGTATGTCATCTCTTATTACAGGAAAAATATATCTCACCCTTTGCTGAATATTGGGGAGTATGGACAGATCCACAGGCTCCTAATACTTATTCTCATTATGCAGATGTAGTAATGGAAACATTATTGGAAGCTTTAAAAGTAAAGATGGAAAAAGAAACTGACTATAAATTAAATGAAACTTATTCCTATGCCAGGATTTATAAAACAGGAGATGTTCTTCATAGACACAAGGACAGAGACGCCTGTGAAGTTTCTGCTACTTTGAATTTAGGAGGGGATCCTTGGCCTATTTATATAGATCCTACAGGAAAAACAGGTCAAGCAGGAATACCCGTGAACCTTGAACCAGGAGATATGCTACTCTATTCTGGATGTGATCTTGAACATTGGAGAGAAGAATTTAGAGGAAAGGATTGTGCACAAGTTTTTTTTCACTATAATGATGTTACTACTGAAAAAGGTAAAAAAAATAAATTTGATAGTCGCCCTTTCTTAGGACTTCCAGCATGGTTTAAAAAAAGTATTACAAGGACAGAATAAAAAGTCTTTACAGTTTTTAAAAAATAACATACAAAATAAGCTTGTGAGGGGATGATCCACCACTGATTCCCCTTACTTTAAATCTATTGAAATCAACGGTAATCTGCTATACTACCTATATAAAAAGGTTTTTATATGTTACAAAAATTAGGTTTTTTACCAGGATTCAACAAACAAGTTACATCTACAGGAGCCGAGTCTCAATGGACTGGCGGCGAGAACGTACGTTTTAGATATGGTACACCTGAAAAAATAGGCGGCTGGGCTCAATTAGGATCTACTAGTTTATGTGGTCCAACAAGAGCCTTACATCATATGGTTAATAAAACATCAATTAAGTATGCTGTTTTAGGAACTAACAGAATTTTATATGCATATACAGGAGGAATTTTTTATGACATTCATCCAATTAAAACTGATTTTGGAGCACTAACAAATAAACTAGCTTGTGCTTCAGGTACTCCTACTCTTACTATTACTTTATCATCAACTGGAGGCATGACTGCTGGAGATATTTTATTTCTTGAAAATGTTACTCCCCCAACAGGTTCAGGTTACAGTGCAGCTGATTTTGATGATAAAACATTTATGATAACTTCAATAGTAGACGCTACTTCAGTTACTATTACTATGGGATCTAATGCCACTTCTACTGCAACCGACGGAGACTTGTCTGTTAAATTTTATTACCCAGTAGGACCTGCTCAACAAGTAGGAGTTTATGGCTATGGTATTTCTACTTTTGGTGGAACACCTGTTGGTGCTAAAACAACTACTCTAAGTGCAGCGATTACTAGCACAGGACAAACAACAGGAATTACTTTAACTAGTGTACTTGATTTTCCAACTTCAGGAACATCATATATTTTAGTTGGA